TGGCTTGAGGACGGTGTTGCTGCAACTGCGGGAACGTTTGTCGCTGGTGCATCTAATGCTGTTGCTCAGACTGCTGGTAGCAGTGATCCTCGTGGTAGCGTTGACTTCTCGTCTGCCTCCAACAACGTGAAGACATTCGCTATCATTGGCCTCGCTGACTTGACTGAACTCTATGGTATCGCTCACTTCGCAGGTTAAGTTGTAATGGGATCGCTTATACGTGTAAGCGGTCCCGTTATTCTTGGAGGTGAGTATGACGACGTTTGCAGAACTCATTCGTAAGACGCTCATTGAATTACGACAAGAACCCGGTATCTCTGTTCAGCAGTATAGCGAGGATGTGCTCGCAGCTATAATGCAGAGACAGTTTAATGTATTCTTCGATCACTATTGGTGGCCGCGGTATACAACTAATAGGGCGATGTTTACTCTTAATGGTATAGATGGACGGGTCACAGAAGACCTGCGAAACAAGATTAAGCGAATAGACGATATCAGGTTTATATGGTTGCAGGAGGAAGGGACACCTCTTCCTTCGCTTCCTTCTCATTATAATGCAGCTACATTCCGCAAGTTCTACACATCCACTCCTGATGATAGCATATTTCAAATCATCCCTATAGAGACTGAGGGATATGTACGTGTTACATATAGGACGAAGCCAAAGCCATTTCAGCCTAACGATGAAGTGTATATCGATGATGATTTACTAGTCTGCGCGACTGCCTTCAATTACCTCGCGGATGATGAGGATGCACCTAATAGCGTGAAGAAGTTTATGGAGGCTACTGCGAAGAGAGAAGCACAGCTACGAGAGGCGATGAATAGAGGACCGATCCCATTCGGTGCTCCTGCTGCAAGTCCATTTACTGATTGGATGACTTGGTAATGGCTCCTACTAAATCAACGATCATCAGAGACTTCGGAGGAGGCTTAAATGTCGTTGACGATGATCTTAATTTGTCAGCATCATTTCAACCAGTGCTGGATAATATTCATAGAGGCGTTGATAACACCCTATCTGTTAGATGGGGCACGGAGTTATTCGTTGACCTCAGACGGGGAAGTGTATTAACAGGGTCGCCTGTCTTTACGATATCGTGGACAATCGATCAGCGAAGTCTCGTATGTGATTACACTGCTCATAACTTAGTGAGTGGGGATCATGTCACGTTCGTTGCTGGTTGGACGAATATGCTCGGTTTGAAGAGTGAGGAGGTTATAGGTAAGACGTTTGGGGTGAGAGTGGAGACTGCTAATCGCTTTCATCTTGTAATGACTTCGAAGGCTACTGTTACTAGTAGTGATAATGCAGCGAAGACAATCACGAAGGATACACATTATCTAGCGGGTGATATTGTCGAACTTGCATACTTTAGTGATCACCTTGTAGCCATTGACACATTAGGAGAGGTGGTGAAGGTCAATGCAGCTATGCAGGTTACACGTATATGGGATCATGCTAAAGCGTTCGCTCTCCCTGACGTAGAAACTCCCGGTCCTGGGTGGTCTAATATTGACTACGCATCATCGGCTATCTTCAAGGGTCAGTTGATCATTGTTAACGGTATCGATAAGCCTCTATTAATTGACTTTTCTAAAACTCCACAATGCACGTATCTAGCTGATCCCGGCGACTCCTTTAGTACAGCGAATGTACCTGTTTGTCGTTATGTGTGCGCCATTGATAAGTGGCTGATAATGGCGGGAGATCCTTTATATCCTTATAAGGTACACATCAGCAATACTAATTCCTCAGGGACATGGGAAGGTGGTCCTGCTCCTAATGATGGTGTCGGTATAGAACTCAACAATACAAATAGCTCCTCGTTGTTTATCCGTGGATTAAACAAGTTCAGGAACTTCCTTGCAGTAGCGTTCGACGATACTGTAGCGATGGTCGAGCTTGGTATCTTTGACGGAGGAACGCATAGGCCAGAGGTTACTGATAGTGTAGCGCGACATGGAGCTATTGCACATAAGTCTATGGTGTTTCTCGGTTTTGACTTAGTAATGGCTGATCCGATCGGTGTCCCTAGTTTCGCTAAGTCACAGTTTGATAACTCCATTATCCCAAGTCGGATGAGTGAGTTCATTGCTCCTATGTTGCAGATGAACATCTCTCGTCTAACAGCGAAGACATTGGAGCGCGATATCTTCTCGGTCTACAGTACACATGATAATCGCTACATCTTATTTGTCCCTAATCATGATGATGTAAAGGTGCGTCTGCCGAACGATCCCCTCTACTATCTCTTCGTGGATGTCGGTACTAATCGCGCAGTATTAAACACGCCTAATCATGGTATGGTCGAGGGTGAGAAGTTCTCCCTATCAGGAGCGGACGTACCACTGACTGACGTTCCTGATGAATGCACAGTCGAAGCTGTGTTAAATGAGAACCTAATCTCCTTCCGTCTTAAGAATGTTGTCCTCGAACCGCTTAACTTCGGCGGTACGTCTATGGACATTACACGTAAGAGAACAGAGACGATTGCTTATGCACTCACGTATAATAAAGGACTGAAGATTAAGGCATGGTCGCGCTATAGAGGGTGGGATTTCCGTGCTGGAACTACATCACTATACGGTCGAGTATTCCTTGCAGATAAAAGCCATATCTGGAGAATGGGTAGTCGTTATGATCCTATTTTCGCCGACTTTAAGGGACTCTACGACCACATATTCGCTAATAACACTCTGTATAAAGTAGGTGAAAAGGTTCGTGACGCACTGACTAATGAAGTGTTTACTTGTCAAATCGAGCACACGTCTTCGGTTGATGATCCATTTGAAGTAGATCGTGAGACGTTCCCTGATAATTGGATTATATACAACGGAATACCAATCAATTTCGATATCGAATTTCCGTGGGCTGACTTTGATAAGAGGGATATGACGAAGCTACTTAAATTCATCAACGTAGACGCTAAAGGTACTGACCGTTTCACTGTCGAGATGTATATTGACTACTTCTATAGACATAAGATTACAGGAGCGAGGACACCGCTGTTATCGATGCAAATGGTTGGTGGTGATGAAGGTGGTTTCGGTGTTGCTAAACAGAATTACGGCACTGGTAGAATGGCTATTCGTCAACGTCCTCTACCATTCGAAGCTAGAGGCAAGTTGTTCAAATTTCGCATCTACGGATCGACAGTCGAACCTCTCCGTTTCTCTGCCTTCATCTTCGGATATAAAATAGTGGGAAGAGATCGATGAGCATCGGACCAGTTAAGGAATATACAACGTACTTCGATCTTGAAGTACCCACGTTCGACTTTCCAGCGTGGCATACGTACTATGAGCGCAATCTGAAGACCATCGACGGCATTATGTATCTAATGTCGGGGTCTACGAGTCTTAAAGGAGTGTGGAAGAATAGCATCTACTACGAAGTGGGTGATCGCGTTGTAGATATCGACGCAGCAGAGGCGTATGAATGTTTCATCGATCACACATCTGCCTCCCCTCCCACTACATTTAACGAAGATCGTAATGCACATCCTACATATTGGATGGGTGTTGACTTCATTCAATCACTCATGGGCACATCTGACTCGTCTGTCGCTATTGGTACAGGGACAAAGATATTCGGTACACAATCTGGTCGCGTCTTTGCTCCAGGTGCGAAGGTTACTATAGCAAGCAGTCTTAATCCTACAGTCGATTACATGTGGGGAGCAGTTAGTAGTTATACGGGATCAGTTTTAACAGTCGAAGTGGAAGTTGCTGCTGGTAGCGGTACACATGAAGATTGGTGGATTGCGGTTAGTGGTATTCGTGGTCCGCAAGGTGAGATTGGGCCAATTGGTATTCAGGGTCCAGAAGGTGACGTAGGTCCGGCTGGTCCTACGGGGCCACAGGGACCGCAAGGGATCATCCCTGAAGCTCCTACAAGCGGCTCGATATACGGACGTAGGGGTAGTGACGCGACATGGCAGATCGTCGCCGCTACCAGTTCTGACGTGCTCCCTGTAACCCCGTCTGGTGGGATACAAGCGACCAACGTTCAAGCAGCACTCTACGAATTAGATACTGAGAAGGTTGCTAAAGCTGGTGGTGCTGCTGCGGTGATGACAGGAACGTTATCACTACCGGCTGCTAATCCAACTGCTGCTGTACATGCGACACATAAGGGTTATGTTGATGGTCTAATTGATGGAATTAATACAGTAATCGCTGCTAAACCTGATAAGTCTTATGTCGATACACAAGACGCTACAAAGGTGGATCGTACTGGCGACACGATGTCAGGTCCGCTTAATCTTGTAGGAAACAGTCATTGGACAGTCAACGGTCCCGGTGCTGGTAGCTGGTTTAATACATCAGCTATAGGCGATAGGTTCTTTCTAGGTACAGAAGTCAATACAGATAACTTCCGTATCTATTCTACTGGCGCGAGTAATATGCTCACACTTAATGGTGCGAATGGAGATGCATCATTTGTACGAGATGTGGCTCTTGGTGGTGTACTGAGAACGTCTGGTTCTCTCGCTTTTGGAAATAGCGTTGCGGCAGGCTTCTTTGGTGATGGTGCTAATATCGGTATTAGAGGGTATGGTGGCGGTTCGATCCTTCTACAACAGGCTAACGGTGCCTCTCATTATGCGCAGTTCTATAGTGGTGGATCGCGTATCTTTGGGACGTTGACTGTTGACTCCACTCTTTATACTCCAACGCTAGAATGCAGTGGTAATGTCGCAGTGAGAGGTGGTGTAGTATATCTATCACCACAAGGCCATTATCTACAGTGGAATGGCTCTAGTTATCAATTCCCACACGGACATCTCTACTCTCCTGCGGGACGTTTGTACGGTACGAACGACTTTAATCCCGCAAACTACATCACGTCTAATAGTACTCCAACCTTCTACGCTATCGAAGGTCCATACTACATTGACATGATGCATCCGGGTCACGGTGGGGATTATAACGTTCGTCTCCTCTGCAATCCCTCACACGAACTTGAGATTAACGCAGTTAAAATAACAGCTGATTGTACTGCAAACTTCTGGGGTGTTGCTACTAAAAACGGTACAACTGGTACACCTGATTGGGGTCAGCCTTATAACTGGTACTATACATCTGGTTATATGGTCGCCTTCATTAACACAACGAACGTAGGTGCATTCACTTCTGACTATCGTGTTAAGCGCGATATCTCCACGATGCCTACTATGTGGGAGAAGGTGAAAGCGTTGAAGCCTATTAGGTACAAGCATCAGGACTATACGCCAGAAGTGGATAAACATCAGCTTAAGAAGCCACTCGTTGAACGCGATGACATTATAAGATGGGGTTTCTTGGCACATGAGTTACAGGATACTCTATTACCCTCTGCTGCGTCCGGTAGTAAGGACGACCGTCATGTGCTACAATCCCCTCACCCGTGGCCTGTCATTGCAGCATTAACTAAAGCATTACAAGAAGCGATGGAACGTATTGAAACACTAGAGGCCGCATATGCAGACGCAGACTGAGACAACGACGATCACACATAGACAACGTAGACTTGATCGGCTTAAGCGAGCTGGTTCGTGGTATGATATTAGAGAGATGCTAACCGCAGATGACTTATACGTATTAGAACCTCTCTTCAGAAAAGCACACGAAGAACTACAACCGCACTTGGACTTCTCTATGGATGCTATACTTCGACATGCTACTTATAAGATGGCCGATCCTGAGAGGATGACGTATAATGGATGGGCCGCATATCGTGATGGAGTACCAGTAGGTTTCTTCATCGGTTCACTGTCATCATTCTACATCTCTTCGGATAAGATGGCAGTTAGTAACGTGTGGTATGTAGATCGACCGTACAGAGGAAGTCCGGTTGCCTTCCTGCTGGTTAAACAGTTCTTGCAATGGGGTGCTCTCCGCGGTGCTGTTCGCTTCGTCATAGACATCATCAAAGACAAACACTCCGACAGGCAAGTTAGACTATTCGCTAAGATGTCACAAAAGCTCGGCTTCAGAGAGGCGGGCGTCTACTTTGTAAAGGACATAAACAATGCTACCAGCATGGATGATCGATCAGGTCCGTCGTCGTGATGATGATGAACGATCGGAGAGACATATCGGCGAATGGAACGAGACGTTTAGTAGAGATACTCCTCGTCCTGATAGTACTGATAATAGTGATGACGATAGTGATATTCTAAACTGCGGTGGTAATGCTCCGTCGCCTCCTCCTGCACCTGATCCAATGGCAGAGGCACGAGCACAGCAACAGTTGGAAGATCACCGCAATGAGATAGCTGAACAGAACCGTATCGCAGAAGAAAAGCGAGCGGCTACAAAACTCGAAGCGGATAAAACTGCATTCCAATCGCGTCTCGGTGTTGCGTATGCTAACGCTCAAAACTACGGATCGTCTCGGCTTCGTAATCT